CATAATTAGGATGTATAAAAATACTCGATGTGTTATAATGGAGAAAGTAACAGATTTTGAGGTCTTTTCATGAGCGATTTACCAGAAGAACTAGATGCCATTGTAACCAATCTCTCCCCCTTCCAGAGAGTCTACTGCGAGTACAGGGCAAAGGGTCTAAAACAGGCTGAGGCAGCTTCCAGAGCTGGGTCTAATGCTAGTGATAGGGCAGCTAGAGGTAGGATCGGCTATGCAGTAGAACAAATACCTGGGGTAAAGGACTACATCTTCTGGCTACAGCAACAGAGAGCAAAGGTTGCTATGATCGATCAGGTAGAGATCATTGACAAGCTAAGGCAGATCTACGATGCTTCTATGAGGAATGACAAGTTCAGGGAGGCTAACGTCTCTGTAGAGCTTATGGGCAAGCTTATCGGTCTCTTTGGAGCTACTGCCTCTAGCATTAAGCATGGTCAGGAGACCCAGAAGGATACTGCTGAAGCTTTCAAAGAGGAAGAAGCAACTGATAATGAGACTTTAGCTAGGATGGAGAAGCTACAACAGATGCTAAAGGATGTGAATAATACGCGGAAGTCTTGACTGAGCAGTCTAAGTAGCGCTAATTCCTAGTTGCGAACCAGTAAAGAACCCATTACCATAGCTAGAATAAGAGATGTAATGATATCAAGTACTTACAAATGTTCGCCATACAGTATAGGAACTAGTCTAAAACAGATACAAAAAAGGCCTAAGACCGCAGTCCTAGACCTTATTTCTAAACTATGTTCTACACTATGTTCTAGAACATTTCCTAAACTAGAGAATTTCCTATATACATCCCCCTGCCCCTTCGTAAATTATATCAAATTTTTAATCAAGATGCAAACACAAAAAAATAACCCAAGTGAATCAAATGGCTAAGTTCGATCTAAAACAGATAGAGAATCAGCTACTCAACCAACTTATCGAGGCGAGTCGGGAGAACTTCTATTGCTTCGTAAAGATGATGGCTCCCCTTATTCTACCAGAAGACTTTATCGATGGTAAGCACATTGAATTAGTATGCAATGCCTTGCAAGAGGTTGCTTTCTCAGTAGAAAATCCAGATAAACTACCAGAGAGATTACAGATTGAGATGGCTCCAGGCTCTATGAAGAGCAAGATTGCCTCGAATCTCTTCCCAGCGTGGTGCCTAGGTAGGAATCCTAACTGGTGCTTCCTTGCTATAGGTTCTGACTATGAGTTTGCTATCGATAACTTTGGTAGACCTACTAAGGATCTCATAGACTTACCCCAATATAAAGCGATATTCCCTTTCACCATCATGAAGAAGGATGTGAGTGCTGCAGGTAGGTGGGATACAACTAAGAAGGGTAGGTTCGTAGCAAGGGGAGCCGGTCAGAACATTGCAGGTCGTAGAGCTCACATCTCAATCGTTGACGATGCCATTACCGAGCAAACTAATGATACAGAGCGTGTAAAGATTAATAACTGGTATAGAAAAGGTCTCAGGACGAGGCTGCTCCCTAGAGGAGCCGAGATTATTATTAATACAAGATGGTTTGTGGAAGACCTTTCTGGCTTCATGCTTAAAGTCGATGCTAAGACATCTAGACCTTGGAAGGAAATTAAGATACCCGCTATTCTCGATTTAAAGGCCTCTACGATGCTTCGAGAGGGTCTGCCTATAGAGGACCCTAGGTTCATGCCTGGAACCTCTTTCTGGCCTGAATTCTGGCCTACAAAGCTACTTCTGGAGAAGAAGGAGACTATGCCTCCCCATGAGTGGGCAGCCCTATACCTTCAGGAGCCGATTATGGAGCAGGGTGGAATAATCAAAAGAGACGATTTCCAGTTGTGGCAAAGTAAAGATCCCCCTAAATGCAGGTATGTCATTGTCTCTATCGATACTGCCCTATCGCAGAAAGAAGCAGCTAACTTCTCTGCCTACACAGTATGGGGTATCTTTACTAACCTAGTGGAATCATTTGATAATACCCAGATAGCCCAGGATAGCATGATATTACTGGCTGCAGGTAGGGGACGATGGGACTTTGGTGAATTATGCAATAAAGCGAAAGAGCTAGATAATAAGTACTTTCCCGAATTCTTCATTGTAGAAGATACTTCAGCAGGTCTTTTACTTATTCCTGAGATGCAGAAACGCTCTCTACCAGTTCTACCTCATAAACCAAAGGGTGATAAAACCTCGCGATTACAAGCTACTACCCCTTATTTTCAAGCAAAGAGGGTGTGGGTGCCTGCTGGTAAAACTTGGGCAGAAGATGTTGTTCAGGAAGTTGCAGCGTTTCAACCACGTTTAAAGAACCAGGTGGACGATTACACCGATACGGTTTCTCAAGCAGTTATCTGGATGCGGGACAATCATAAGATTGATAATGATGGATTTACTAATCATTGGGATGAGGAAACCATCACTCAAAGGCGTAAGACCTACTGGAGCAGTTTGACAAGTAATAGAAACATTTGACTTCAACCCCTTAGATATGGTATACTAGCTTATGACAACAATCCGAAATCATGGTAGATCAAAGAAGCAAAAAGTAAAGGCTCTTCCTCCTGTTGAAGATCCTATTACTGCTAATACTGATAGCACAGTAGAGCAGAATTCAGATGGTTCAGCCACTGTTACATTTCTTGATGCCTCGACAGATACGGCAGGCCTAGGTAGCTATAATCAGAAGACAGGGCACTATGCTAACCTTGTTGACCAGCTAGATGACGAGCAGATACAGAAGCTAGAGCACATCGTTATAGCAAATGTCCAAGCTGATGAGCAATCCAGATCTGATTGGATGAAGACTATGCAATTCGGTCTTGATCTCATAGGGACAAAGGTTGAAGAAAAGAACACTCCTTTTGAAGGCGCTTGCTCTGCGCAACACCCTCTGCTTATGGAAAGCGCTGTCAAGTTTCAATCGAAGGCTTCTAATGAACTATTGCCAGCTAACGGCCCAGTTAAATGTAAGATCATGGGTGATGTGACTCCTGAGAAGGAAGAACAAGCAACCCGTGTGAAGAACCATATGAACTACCAGATCATTGAAGAGATGACGGAGTTCTACACAGACTCCGAAAGAATGCTTCTCTATGTTCCTCTCGTAGGCTCTGGTTTTAAAAAGACCTACTACAATGCGCATCTTGAGCGCCCTTGCTCAGAGTTTATTCCTGCTGACCAATTCATCGTTCCCAATACAGCCTCCGATCTTTTTAGAGCTGATCGCTATACCCACATTCTCTACAAAACTGATTATGAATTAGAAGCTGATGCGGCTTCTGGTCTTTACACATTACCTCCTGAAGGATTAGGTCTTCCAGTAGCCCCTAAACTTACAGATGTTCAGAAGAAGACACATGAGTTGATCGGTATTACTATTGGTCTGGGTGAAAGAGATAAAGTTTATACTTTGTATGAGCAGCATATCATGCTCTTTATCGAAGGTCTTGATGAGGAGACAAAGGAAGATGGTAAGAAGTATAAACTTGCTTCACCGTATATTCTTACGGTTGATTCCACTTCTAAGAAACTTATTGGTTTAAGGAGGAATTGGAAAGAGAATGACAAAAAGCGTAAAAAGAAAGTTCAATTCTCACACTATTGCTTTGTGCCTTCTTTCAATTTTTATGGCTATGGTTATCTCCATCTATTGGGTAATCTGCAATTATCCCTCACTTCTGCTCTCAGATCTTTAGTCGATGCAGGACAATTTGCGAACCTACAGGGTGGATTTAAGCTTAAGGGTGTCAGGATACTGGATGACGGTTCACCCATACACCCAGGTCAGTTTAAAGAGCTGGAATGCGCGGTACAGGATATCAATAAGGCTTTGATGGTTATGCCCTTCAAAGAACCTTCTTCTGTTCTCTATCAGATGTTGGAATTCTTGGATAGGAAGGGACAACAATTTGCAGATTCTACAGAACAAGTTATTGCTGATTCTTCTAATTATGGTCCTGTTGGCACCACTATGGCTTTGCTCGAAGCCTCCACTAAGTTCTTCTCGGCAATCCACAAACGCTTACATGCAGCTCTTAAGAATGAACTAAAGATTATTGCCGATATTAATTCTGAAACTCTCGATGATAATACAGAATACAATATTGAAAATCAGTCGATGCGTATTACACGTGAAGACTATGGTCCTGCTATTGCTGTTACTCCAGTATCTGATCCGAATATTTCTTCTTCTGCTCACCGCATGGCTAAAGCGCAGGCTTTGCTGTCTCTGGCGCAGCAATCACCGGCTTTGCACGATATGCGCGAAGTAATGAAGAATGTTTACATTAATATGGATTATCCGAATATTGATAAGATTCTTCCACTTCCTGAAGAGGCTAAGCAACAGGACCCTATGTCTGATCTTAGGGATGCTGGTGATGGTAAGCCTATTAAAGCGTTCAAGGGACAAGACCATAAGGCCCATATAGCGCTTAAGCAGGCATTCATGCAAGACCCTATGTCAGGGCAGAATCCAATGATGCAGAAGATCTCCATTCAGATCCAAGCAAATATTCAAGAACACATGCTTATGCAGTTCCTTGAACAGATTGAAGGCGCAATGGGTCAATCAGCACCTGTTCCTGGGCAAGATAATGCTACAGCATCCGCAGCTACTCCTGCACCTGATGAACAAGCAATGGCTCAAGCAGCTCTACAAGTTTCTAAACTTAATCAACAACAGATCGCGCAACAAGCACAACAAGCGCAGCAATCACCTAAAGATCAAGCTGTTCTTATGCTAGCCCAAGCCTCTATGGAAGATACAAAGATTAAGGGACAGAAGGCCGTGGCTGATGCAGAGCACAAACAAGGTCAATTGGAATTGCAGAAGGAAGCTCTCCTCATAGAAAAAGCTAAACTGATGCATGATGGTGTGCTGCTTGATAAGAAGCATGAGCATGATATGGATAAGCTCATTACTACTAAAGGTCTAGATGCTATGGTAGGCGGCATGTCTCAGGACATTGCACACAAGTCAGCACAAGAACTTGCACGATTACAGCATGCTTCAAAGATAGCAACCGTACAGGCTACTCCTCCTAAAGTGCCGCCAGTCAGATAGTCCTTGACTTCTGTCTTAATCTCTGCTAGAATGTAATAGAATGGCCCAGAATCTAGAAGAAACCTTCTTGACGCACTACTTGAAAGCTCTGAAAGAAGTAGCAGATAGGGAAACTAGATTCATTACAGTAGCTGTTTCTTCGCATGAAGAGTATGCTGAACGTGTTGGGTTTCTACGGGCAATTGATGAAGCGAAGGTTCTTTTTGAAGAAACACAGAGGAAATTCTTTGCGGAGTATAGAAAGTAAATATGTCGCACCAACAAAGCTATCAGGCAATTTCTAAACTAGATCAGAACTCTTGGATCACCGATCCTTCGATTCCAGATCCAGACAACATTCCGGAACCCCTTGGCTGGTGTATTTTGGTGAGACCTTATCCTGTTATTCAGAATAAGCAGAAGTCCACTATTATTATGCCAGGCAATGAATTAGACTTTATGAACTATGTTACAAATATTGGTAGAGTAGTTTCAGTAGGTCCTTGTTGCTGGAATAGAGCTGAACACAAGATGAAAGATGGTTCACAGAAGGACTGGGTAAAACCTGGTGACTTCGTGTCCTTTCCAAAGAATGTAGGTCAAAGACGCAAGTTTAAAGGTGTGTCTTATGTCCTATTGGTAGATGATGAGATTGTCGAGCGTCTACCCGATCCGCAAGTATTCGATGATGGATTCTATAAGATTTCCATCCCAGAAGAAGACCTTGTGAAATATAATACTTATCGCAAGCCTGCGTAAGGCTAGAAAGAAAATACTATGTCTGCTGAAACAAACTACGTTCCTATTAATACTTCAAATTCCAGTTCCACAGAAGGCACCATCGTGGAAATCGATGCAATTGAGGCTCCCACTGTGGAGGCTGTTACTACCGAAACTGTCGAGAAACCGGTAGAAACTCCTACTATAAAGCCTGCTGAAAAAGAGCGTAAGAATCGGGCTCAAGAACGAATCAAAGAACTTGTTGCTAAAAACCATGAAAAAGACTTCCTCCTTGAAAAGGAACGTGCAGAAAAGGCTGAACTTCAGAGACAGCTCCTTGCAGGCAATACTTCCACGAAAGAAAGCTTGAAATCTACACTGGAAGGTCAGATTACCTCCTTAGGCAATCAAATGGTCACTGCTATGCAAGCAGGTGATTCTGCAGAGGTTGTAAAGCTGCAGGATCTCATGATTTCTGCTAAAATGGAGCTTAAAGGTCTTTCTAATGAACTAAAAGACACTTACAAAGCAGTAGAAGCCGCCAAGAATACTCCTCCCGAATCGCCTAGAGTATCGAATCAGGGGCAAGTACCTGAAAAGGCTCTGGAGTGGATTGAGGAGCATCCTGAATTTAAAACTGATGAGCTCTTCCATGGGGCTTCTTTAGTCATTAATAATCAACTACTTAGGGAAGGTTTTGACGCTACATCTAGTGAATTTTATGATGAACTCTCTACTAGACTGTCCAAAAGATTTCCAGAAGTATTTGGTGTTCAACAAGAAAATGGTGTAATATTGAGTAATAGTACTGATTCGCCAAAGACCCAGAGCGGCGTTAAAGCAGGGGTCCCCGTACAGCAAAGTACGCAACAAGTAAGAACTA